GCGCTTGCTGAGAATGGGAATGCAACTAAAAGCAACCAAACGAAACTGAAAGAATTGCAGAATGAACAGAGTCAACTTGCTTCAGAGATGACTAAGGTGACAAGCTCTTTCAAATTGCAAGAAAGTGCTTTAGGTTCAAATGCTAGCGAAGCTGAGAGAAATGCTCTTGCCCAGAAAAAGATTGGTGCCCAGTCTGAGATTGTAAGTAAACAGATTTCAAATCTAGAACAGCAATTGGAAATCACTAAAAAAGAATTTGGTGAGAACTCCACACAAGCCAACAAGATGGAAGCTGAGCTAAATCAGGCTAAGACAGCTTTTAATCATCTCAATGATGAGATGAAGGGAACAAAGTCTGCTGCTGATAGCACTCAAGAAAGTTTAAGTGAAATCTCAAGAAATTTAAGAGCAGAACTACTTCAACAGTTTAGTGAGAAGTTGAGTGCTATTTCAGAAAAGCTTGTGGAAGTAGGAAAAGAAGCGTTAGAAGCAGCTGCTCAAATGCAAGCTAGTAATGCTCAATTTACTACCGTTTTCGGAGATATGGAAACCCAAGCAAGAGAAGCGTTGAATGCTATTGGTCAGGAAATGGATATTGTCCCAGAGCGATTACAAGGGTCATTCACTCAGATGGCTTCATTTGCAAAAACTTCAGGATTGGATACAGCAGAAGCTTTGGATCTTACTTCTCGTGCAACTAGGGCAGCAGCAGATGGTGCAGCCTTTTATGACAAGTCTATTGAGAGCGTGACAGAAAGCCTACAATCTTTTTTGAAGGGAAACTTTGCTAACGATGCCGCTCTTGGAATCTCTGCGACAGAGACAACTAGGAATGCCGCTGCAAATAAACTGTATGGCAAATCATTCAAGGACTTGAGCGAAGCGCAGAAGCAACTGACCTTGCTTCAGATGGTCGAAGACGGAAATAAACTCTCAGGAGCTCTTGGACAGGCTGCAAGAGAATCAGACGGATTAGAAAACGTGATGGGGAATCTGAAACAAGCTGGGACCAATGCATTATCTGCTATTGGTCAACCTCTTCTGGAAATGATGATCCCTGTTTTCCAAACCTTGGCAACGATTGTGAAAGGTGTGGCTGAGCTGTTCAGTTCCTTACCTGCTCCAGTAAAAGATTTTGTTGTTATTTTAGGAACAGTTGTGACTGCTGTAGGGATCATAGCCCCCATATTCTTATCGTTGCAAGCCCTTGCTGAGTTTTTAAAAATATCTATTGGAGAAATGATAATTGCCGCATTGCCAATTATTGGAACAGCTATTGCAATTGCTGCTGCAGTTGCTGCAATTATTGTTATTGTAAAATATCTCTGGGATACAAACGAAGGTTTTCGTGAAGTCGTTACAACCGTTTGGAATGCGATTCTTGAAGTTATCAATGCAGTCGTATCAGAAATTTCTAATTTTGTCATGAGTATCTTTGGAACGGTTGTTGCTTGGTGGACGGAGAACCAGGAACTTATTCGAGCAAGTGCTGAGACTGTCTGGAATGCTATCTATACGGTTATAAGCACAATTCTGGAAATTTTAGGTCCACTCATTCAAGCTGGTTGGGATAATATCCAACTTGTCATTACAACAGCTTGGGAAATCATCAAGACCGTTGTTGAGACTGCAATAAACGTTGTCCTTGGTATCATTCAAGCAGTTATGCAGATCATCAATGGTGATTGGTCAGGCGCTTGGGAAACTATCAAGGGAGTGTTTTCTACTGTATGGCAAGCTATTCAAAGCATTGTTCAGACTATTTTCTCAGCCATTCAGAGCTACATTTCAAATATTCTCAACGGCATTTCAGGAACTGTATCAAATATCTGGAACGGCATAAAGGATACTGTCTCAAATGTGTTAAATGCTATATCTAGCACTGTATCAAGTGTCTGGGAAGGTATCAAGAGTACCATTTCAGGAGCTATCAATGGTGCAAAAGATGCTGTATCTTCAGCTATTGAAGCTATCAAGGGATTGTTTAACTTCAGTATCAGTTGGCCACACATCCCACTACCGCACTTTCATGTGAGCGGGTCGGCCAATCCATTAGATTGGTTGAGTCAAGGTGTTCCAAGTATTGGAATTGAATGGTATGCCAAAGGCGGTATCATGACGAAACCAACCATTTTTGGAATGAATGGTAATAACATGATGGTTGGTGGTGAAGCTGGTAACGAAGCAGTATTGCCGCTTAATGATAAAACGCTTGGCGCTATCGGTCGAGGCATTGCTCAGACAATGGGTGGAACTTCACCGACCATCAACATTACTATTAGTGGGAATACTATCAGAGAAGAAGCTGACATTATTCGGATTGCTGATGAAGTAGCGCAGAGGATTGCTGATGAATTGCAACGTAAAACACAATTGAGAGGAGGGTTTGCATGATAAAGCATAATGAGCTTGTGATTGACGGTGTGAGGACATCGTCTTTTCCATTTAAGGTCATTGTTCATGACTCTCCTTCAATCGCTCTAGGAGAGAGCAAGACAGCTCTCTTGGAGCATGGTGGTATCAGTGGAGCAATCGTTCAGACGAACAAACATAGGGAATTGGTCAAGAAAACCTATACGATTTACTTGGTCAAACCTACTGAAGAACAGATGAACCAATTTATGAGTCTGTTTATCCGTGAAAAGTTCTGGCTAGAGAGTGAGCGAGTCAAAACAACTCGTCTTTGGTGCTATAAGGTCAATGTGAGCGACCTTGAGGAAGTGCAACCTGGTCTTTACATGACCAAAGCAACCTTCACTTGTCACCCTACCAAACACTTCAAAGTCACTGATACACAGAGATTGACAAGAAGTGGGACTTTGACCGTTCAAGGTTCTGCTCTTGCATTTCCTAAAATCACAATCGTTGGTCAAAGCGCTGTTGAGACTTCGTTTACAATCGCTGGTCAGGTCATCCGTCTTGAACGACTCACTGAGTCGCTTGTGATGGTCAATAATCCTGACAATCCAAGTTTTAAAACAACAACAGGGAAGCCAGTCAAATGGTCAGGGGATTTTATCACAGTTGATCCAGCGAAAGTGAAGAATGTTGGGGTTGTTCTAGGTCAAGGTATTCAATCGCTTGAGATTGAGACGGTTTGGGGGTGGGCATAATTGCTTTATCTACTTAATAAAGATGTGAGAACCGTTCGGTGGAACGGGGAGCCACTTCATGAATCAACTTCGGCGATTGTTAAAGAGACCATGAATGGCGATTTCACCTTAACTGTGAAATATCCTATTTCCGACTCTGGTATTTATCAACTTATTCAGGAAGATATGTTGATAAAAGCGCCGACTCCTGTTCTTGGTGCGCAGCTATTTCGCATCAAGAAACCTGTTGAGCACAATGACCATCTGGAAATCACAGCCTATCACATTTCAGACGATGTGATGCAACGTTCTATCACGCCAGTGAGTGTGACTAGTCAGAGCTGTGGCATGGCTCTTTCTCGCATGGTCCAAAATACCAAAACGTCTCTTGGGGACTTCTCATTCAACAGTGATATCCAGGATCGTAGGACCTTCAATACGACTGAAACAGAAACTCTATACTCTGTATTGCTGGACGGTAAGCACAGCATTGTTGGTACATGGGAAGGCGAGCTGGTGCGTGACAATTTCGCTCTGACAGTGAAGAAGAGTCGTGGGGAGAATCGTGGTGTTGTTATTACAACGCATAAGAATCTGAAGGACTATCAACGTACAAGGAATAGTCAGAATGTTGTCACAAGAATCCATGCCAAATCGACGTTTAAGCCTGAAGGTGCTGAAAAGGAAACGACTATCAGAGTGACTGTTGATAGTCCTCTTATTAATTCCTATCCTTACATAAACGAAAAAGAGTATGAGAATAACAATGCAAAATCCGTTGAAGAGCTGCAGAAGTGGGCACAGGCTAAGTTCTCAAATGAGGGCATTGACAAGGTCTCTGACGCTATCAAGATTGAAGCTTATGAACTTGATGGCCAAGTAGTTCACATGGGTGATACGGTCAATCTCAAGAGCTGGAAACACAATGTCGATGCATTCAAGAAAGCTATTGCTTATGAGTTCGACGCTTTGAAGGAAGAATATATCTCTCTGACTTTTGATGATAAGGCAGGAACTGGTGGTTCTAGGGCTTCTGGTGGTTTATCTAGCGCAGCTGATGCAATCCTTGGTGTGACAGGAACCGCACAAGAAATTGCCCTTGAAAAGGCTCTTCAAAATGCTGACTTAGACTTTGATCATCAAGCTGGATTGCTTAGACAGGAAATTTTGGACGGTATCGAACTTGCTAGGGCTAAAGCTGAAGAAGTTAAAAGAGAACTCTCTGATACTATCAATCAGCGTTTCGACAGCTTTGACAACGCTTCGATACAAGAAGCCAAGCGCAGGGCTGAAGAAGCGTTGCGAAACGCTGGCGCAAGCAGCTTACTCGCTCAAGAAGCCAAGCGGATTAGTCTAGATTCGATTGCTAAACTTGAAGCATTCAAGTCACAGGCCACGAGCGCTCAGACGGCTCTGTCGGGTGATTTGGATGTCTTGAAACGAACAATCGCGAACGATATTCGACCGAAACAAGCGCAGTCTGAAGCTGAGATTGCCAAGCAAGTTGAAGCACTTGTTCAGACCAAAAAAGAACTGTCTGGTATAAAGTCAGCGCAAGCGACGTATGAGGAGACGACGACTCGCAGACTGTCAGAACTGACCAACTTAGCTAATGGCAAGGCAAGCAAGTCAGAACTCACGCAGACAGCCGAGCAGCTGGCTAGTAAGATAGCGAGTGTGCAGGTTGGGGGGCGGAATTATATCCGAGGAACAAGACGCATGGCTCTAGCCAGCGGATTGTGGACATCAGGTACCTTTAGACCATCAGGCGTTGGGACAGCAAAGACTATTGATGTATCAAACAGTCCAGCGACTGGATTTGATAAAGCAATACGATTGACCTCAAGTAACGCTAGAGACCAAATCGGCATCGCTCAGGATAGGTTTGAAATAATGCCAGGAACCTATACTATGTCTGTCTGGGTAAAAGGTTCAGTTGGGCAAAGAGTTAAGTTACAAACTCATTGGGAGCCTGACGATGCAACAGGTATAAGTCCATATTTTATCTTGAAAGATGATAAATGGACATATTTGACATTTTCAAGCGAGCGAAAAAAAGCTGGAACCGTATCAATTGGCTATGTATATCTCGTAAATGCTGATGTGGGAGAATACTTAGATGTTCTTGCGCCCCAGTTGGAAAAAGGGAGTTTAGCGACAAGTCCGAAAGAAGCTCCAGAAGATATGGAAGGTCAAATTTCAACCGTTGAGTCCAATTTCAAACAGCGCGCTGATGCGCTTGATGCTGGTGTGAGAAGTCTGACTGAAGGTCTCAGAACCAAGGCGGATATCAGCTCACTAAATGTGACTGCTGAAAACATCAGGCAATCCGTGAAGAGTTTGGAAACAAGCACGCAGAACAAGCTGGATCAGAAATTGAGTCAGGCTGAATTTGAAGTGCAGGCTGGCTCTATTCGTCAGGAAATCCTGAACGCAACAAAGGATAAAGCAGATAAGACTCTGGTCGTGGCTGAAGCTGGGAAATTGCGTCAAGAATTTTCAAAAATGAAGGTCGGTAGTCGTAACTATGCTGAAGACTACGACTTTTCAAGAGGACTTTGGAGATATCATCAAGGGGACAATAGTCCACGAGATTGGACTATCTCAAACGGCGAATACAACGTCAAAGGTACGACTAACACTTGGAAGCAGATGCAGATTTTCTCAAAAGAAGGCAGTCGAGTGTCTGAAAAGGATTCGACAGCTCTTCTTGATTTGGAGATTGGCGAGACTTATACGCTTTCTTTTCAAGCTATGTGTCACTCTGGAAATCCAAGGGTTTGGGTTTCTTTAAGAGCCAATCGAACAGTACCTGGTAATCCTGAGATTATATCTGGCAATTTCAACCTCACGTCTAGCTGGCAGACTTATCAAGTCACTATACCAGCATTGACCAAGCCTGATAATTTTGACTTCTGGCGAATTATTTTGGGCTATAACGAGATTGGCCATGTAGCCTTTCGTAAAGTGGAATTGACCAGAAGTTCTACTCGTATAGATGCAGGACCTGCTCCAGAGGATGGTAAGACGGACCTTATAGTTGCTAAGTCTACTTTTGAGCGGACGGCTCAGGGTTTGCGAACCGACTTATCAGCTATTCAGGAATATGTCAATAAAGACGGTCAGCGACAGGAAGCTTTACAGCGTTACACTCGTGAGGAAAGCGCTAAGCAAGCGACTTCTGTCCGTGAGCTGGTCACAAGGGACTACGTTGGTAAATCGGCTTATCAGGAGGATGTAAGAGGCATTGAGCATAGGCTTGAAGCTATTACCAACCCACAAAATGGCTCGATTGCCACTCAGATTGCCAAATACAAAACAGCAGTAGACGGACGATTCGCAGATATAACGTCAATGATTTCTGGCAAGGCTAATCAGACAGACTTCCAGAGAGTCAGAGAGACAAGCCAGCTCTATGAGCGTATTCTTGGAAATTCTGAGAACGGGATTGCTGATAAGGTCGCTCGTATGGCCTTAACAAATCAGCTATTTCAGGTTGAGGTGGCGAAAGCTGCAAAAGGTGGCCGAAATTATATCAGAGGAATCAAAGAGATGCGTGTAGGTTCAGGCTCATGGGATTCTGGAACGTTTCGTGGCTCAGGCTCTGGAAGTATTCGGACAATTGAGGTTTCAGATGGCCCTGTATCTGGTTTTAATAAAGCAGTACGTATAATTTCTAGTGATCCAAAAGGTCAAATTGGCGTTGCTCAGGACGGATTTGAGATTATGCCAGGAACCTATACAATGTCTGTTTGGATAAAAGGCTCAGCTGGACAAAGAGTTAGATTACAAAATTATTGGTGGAGCGACGACTTCACAGGTATAAGCCCAGAATTCATCTTGAAAGATGACAAATGGACATATTTGACATTTTCGAGCGAACGAAAAAAAGCTGGAAAATTGTCGATCGGCTATGTTTACTTAGTAAATGGCGCAAAAGGAAGCTATCTCGATATTTTGGCTCCTCAATTAGAGGAGGGAAGCATTGCAACAAGTGCCCGTCCTGCTCTCGAAGACACAGAGGAAGCCGTTCGCTCGGTTCAAAGTCAGCTTGCTGGATCATGGTCTGTTCAAAACATCAACAGCGCAGGTGATTTAATTTCTGGGTTAAACCTGGGCGCTAATGGTCATAATCGACTTGACGGTAAATTGACCCACATAACTGGCGAGACCTTGATTGATAAAGCAGTTATCAAGTCAGCCATGGTGGATAAGCTGAAAACGGCCAATTTTGAAGCAGGTTCGGTGACTACTGTTGTTTTAGATGCTGAAGCTGTTACTGCGGAAAAAATAAAAGTTGACCAGGCTTTATTTAATAAGCTTGTCGCAAATGAGGCTTACTTGAGCCAACTCTTTGCTAAGCAAGCCTTCATTAACCGTGTTCAGAGTGTTGCGATTGATGCAAGTCAAGTCCGCTCAGGTATTTTAAGCGGTGACCGAATCTACGGTGGAACGATTCGAGGGGCAAATATCTTTGGTGGAACTTTAACAGGCCACACTAAAATCCAACTAGGTTCTTACGGTTCGTTTGATACAGTGAATGGTGGTTTACAGATTAACGTACCACGAGACTATAATGCCAAAGATGGGTTGGGTGTCCAGTTCATTGGTTCTTATGGTCGTGGAGAGAATGTCCCTTATGGCCTCTTCATTTACAAGGACTCGGATTTTACTACTGGCGGTTACGCAAGCAGAAGTGATGACTTCCTATTAACAGTAGAGGGATACATCAAAGCGAACGGAATTGGCTGGTTTAAGACCGGAAAAGGGTCTATCAATGGATCAAGCACAGCAACTATCGGCTATTGGAATTCATCTGTTTCTATGGATTTTGGTGGTTCAGGAAATGATATTTACTATAGTTATAACGGTAAAGCATACAGCTTGTGGTCAATTGTTAATCAGCATTTTTCAGACCGACGTCTGAAGGAAAATATCGTTGACTGCAAGCACAAGGCTCTTGATTATATCCATCAATTCCAATTTAAGGAATACGATTGGAAGAAACAAGAGGACAGACAACAACAAGCACACACGAAGATTGGTTTGATTGCCCAAGAGGTTCAAGCGGTAGATCCTACACTCGTCTACGAGAACGGTGACACGCTGAACCTGGATAATCTCAGATTGACCAATATCGCACTCAAAGCTATTCAGGAGCTCGCTCTTGAAAACAAAACATTAACACACAGATTGGAGAACTTAGAAAATGAACGCAGAACAGCTTAACCAAGCCTTACAAATGACAATTAGTGAAATGTCAACAGCCTCAACAAATTCGATGATTACAAGTAATCTCTTGAGTATTCAGTTAAATGAGCAAAGGGCTGAAAATCAACGACTTCAAGCACGAGTTGAGGAGCTGGAAGCTCTGCTTGATGAAGAAACTAAACCAGCAGAAGGAGAATAGATATGGCGATCAATGGCTATAACTTATCAACAAAACCGTACTTAAGAATTTCTGGCTCAAACGTTGAGACCGTTGTAGAAATTCAACTATCAGAAGGCAACCGCTACAGCACTAACTCACGATCATTTCCCGGAGACCGTACAAACGAACCAGATGATGTCTTGATTCAAGATGTGCTGGATATCCTAAAAGCCGAGCTAGATCCAGGGAGTGCCATTGTCAAAACACAGGCGCAGCTTGAACAGGCTAATCAGAAGATTGCTCAGAATGAGAGTGAACAGAACAAGCTTGCAGCTCTTATTAAGCAGACTGAAGAAAATGCAAAGGTAAATCAGAAGGTCATCCATGTTCTTGTGTTGAACTCTGTCATGAGCAAGAATATTGGTTATGGAACGACCTACAAAGAGCTAGTTGAGTTGATTCCACTAGCTGAAGTTGGTAAGACTTACTTACCACATGACTTGATTACCAT